TTGGACGACCTGCGGCGGGCGTTCCGACAGTACAAAGTGATTCACGTGATCTGTGACAACGCCGCCAACCACCAATCGGACCGAAGTTTGGTCGTGCGGGCGTATCTGGCTGAACATGGCGGCCGGATTCGGGTTCATTTTTTGCCGAAATACGCCCCGGACACCAACCCGATTGAACGGGTCTGGTGGCGATTGCATGAGGCCGTGACGCGGAACCACCGATGTGATTCCCTGACACATCTGATCGACATGACTTTCGACTGGCTGGAGGAGAGACGGTTTTTCAGAGTTCAAGACGCAACATACAACGCTGTCTAAAATCACCGATACTTTCGGGCAGGGCGGGACCTATTTAGCCGCAAAAATCAGTGCCTCACGCCTGATGTTTGAGAAACTGACTGCCGGGCGGGTTGTGATGCCGACAACCTTTCGCCAGAATGTGAGCCAGTTTCACCAGACGATTTACCTCATGGTTGGCAATGTTTCGAGTGTTTCCAATGTGAAGTATTGGGATACCACGAACACGCAAATCACGGTTGACCTATCCACGGTGACGATTGATTTGGACATCTGTCCAACCCCCGTTTACCTGATGGATGCTTACCCTGCCGTTCATCCCCAACGGCATTATCCCGCAAGCGTGGAGTTCATTGCCGGCTACGCTGATTCGTCCCATGTGCCGGCTGACATTAAAGCCGGAATCATGGCGTATGCGGCACATCTGTACCGGGATCGGGACGGAAGTCTTCCAGTGCCGCAAGGGTTTTTAGACCTTTGCCAGATGAATCACACAGGTATTTCCAACTCGTGGGGGAACTGAACATGAAATCACCGGGAGACTACGATACCTCGTTTGAATGGCTGGTCTGTAGCCAGACGCAAGATTCCACAGGTCAAATGCTTCAGACCTTTTCAAGCAATGGCTTTCTCTGGGGTTCGATGGATAGCGTCAGTTCAAATTTAGCCAGCCAGTTTGGAGCAAGAAAGACGACGCAAAACAGCACAATCAGAATCAGGCAAAAGCCAGGACTGAGCGCAAAAGACCGGCTTACAGACACGCGAGTCAACGAGGTTTGGACGATTGAAAGCCTTTATTACGACTGGCAGGAGGACGCTACGATTTGCGATATGCGGAAGGAAAATGATGATTGAAGCCCGTTTTACTTTGGATTTGACTCCGCTCAAGTCGCTTACTCCGGCAGTGGTCAAGAGAGTTCTGAAGGTTGCTTTGAGCCGAGCGGGAAGAGTACCTAAAGCCGCGACCATTGGAACGGCTGGAGCAATCAAAAGGTTTGGGTATCTGGCGAAAGCGATCCGCATCAAAACCGTGGTTTATCCTTCAGGTTCGGGATGTGTGATTGTCGGACCATCTTCCACATATACCCGCACAAAGGGCAAATACACGAGGGGAGAACACAAGGGGCAGCCGCGAAAGTTCCAGCCAAGCAAATACGCTCACCTCGTGGAACGAGGAACCAAGCGAAGCAAAGCCACTCCATTCCTTCAGCCCGCTCTTGAACAGTCCAAAAATCCTTTCGTTCAAGCCATCACCGACAGCATGAGAACGGAAATCGAGAAAGTTTTAGCCGCGCGTAAATAATCGCATGGTTACAACTGGTTATCTCGGCACTTTTGCCATCGACACGGGAGACGAGGGCGCATTTGAAGTTTTTGGTAACTGCAAATCGATCAAAGTTCCCGAAATTTCGGTGAACATGGTAGAGGTTCTTCCTCTGTCAGAAATCGCAAAACAGTTCATTCCCGGCAGCGTGGATTATGGCACGGTGACTGCCGAATTCTATTGGGACAAAACCGATTTGGTTTCTGCCTACGCTTTGCTCCGCGTTTCGCATTCGTTCAAAGTGACTGCCCCGCCGGGTGGAACTGGCGCCCAAACCTACGCTTTCTCGGGCTTTGTGGAGAAGATCACGGAAAGCGAATTCCAGCACGATAACGCGGCGATGTTCTCGTTAGACGTGCGTGTGTCTGGTGCCATCACTTTGGGAGCCGCTTCCTAATGACACTCAAAGAACGCATTTTCGCCGCTTCCGATATCAAGCTTGCCCCGTTGGTTGTCCCTGAATGGGGGAATGAGACGGTCTACCTCAAAACCCTTACGGCTGGTCAAAGTCTCAGGATTGAGGAAGGCAAATCGAACACGGAACAAGCCTCATTGCTGGTTCAGTATGGATGCGTTGACGAGAACGGAAAACCGTTGTTCACGGCTGACGAGGTGAAACGACTGTTAGAGGAAAAATCGGCTGATGGCTTTGTTCGTGTCGCAAAGGCTTTGCGGGAACACAACGGAGTGAAGACGGTTGAGGACGAGGTAAAAAACTAATCGACGGCAATCAGGACATTTCACTGATTGCCGATATTGCCCGTTCCTATGGTCAACTGCCGAGCGAGTTTTTGGAGCGTGTTTCGTTTCAGGAATTCGCTTTGTTACTGGAGATCTACAGGCGTCAACCGTGGGGAGAACGATTGGCTGACTGGCGTAGTGCGATGCAAGCCCATACCACGGCGCAAAGCATGGGCGGCAAAACCAAGCTAAATGATTTCCTTCCACGCTTTCGACCAGCCGAACAAACACCAGAACAATCGGCGAAGGCATTGGAACGGTGGGCGTTAAAGCACAATTCACTTCTGAAACACCATCGCCCAAAAGTTTAAATTTTAAAAAAAACGGGTCAAGTCTGACCCGTACATATCCCCATCATGGCAGAAAACTCAATTGGAAAAGGCTCGCTCGATTTGTCGGTTTCGGGTGCTGGATTGGCTACCGGTTTAAAAACCGCTACGGAACAAATCTCAGGCTGGGGAGATAAAACCAAATCATTGCTAAAGACCAAAATGGGCGGGTTAATGTCGTCCGTCACTTCGGTATTCAAACCAAATCTTGCTTTGATGGCTGGATCTTTAGGGATTGGCGGGTTGACCTCTGGGCTGGAGGGAACGCTTGAAAAAATCAAGGATCTTGCAAAAGTCGGGAAAAGTGCATCCGCTTTGGGAGTGGATTCGGCGCAATATATGGGTTTGCAACTCGTGTTCGCCAAGGCAGGCGTCTCTTCGGACGAATTCGGCTCACTTCTCGGAAAACTTTCGGGGAAGATCCAGCTTACAGCCGCACAGGGTGGAGAATTAACCACCGTGTTTCGGGCTATCGGTCTGAATGCCCGTGATCTTGCCCTATTGCCAGCCGATGAACAAGTTTTGGCGCTCAGTGATGCGTTGAGCAAACTGCCAAAAGGCGGACAACAAGCCGCCGTAGCAATGAAACTTTTTGAGGAAAAAGGGGTTTCCCTTCTCAGTGTGTTGGGCAAGTCGAAAGACGAGATTCAGGGGATGATTAACGCGCAAACGGAAATGGGAAACGCCATTTCTCAGACTGACATGGACACTGTCACCCGAGCGGCAAAAGCTCTTCCAAAATTGGGGCAGGTCGTTTCAGGATTCCAGACAAAGATGGTCATCGCATTTTCACCAATTGTTGAGATGATCGGCTCGAAATTATCGGCGGCGGTGGGCGTGGCTTCCAGCATTATGAACTGGTGGGCGAGAGGCGCGGCTGAACATTGGTCAATTATCGCCGATGGAATTGGCGACGCCATCAAGTATGTCTGGGAATTTGGCAAGAGTGTTGTCGATGCGGTGAAAGACTTGTTCTCGTTTTCTGATTCCACGATGACGATTCAGGAAGTTGTTGAAACGGCATGGCGGCTGATTGCCAAAGGAGTTTCAACGGTCGGAACGGCAATTTCAATTGCCTTCGGGGCGTTGGTCGGGGGAGCATCGTTTCTCGTTGATGCTTTCTCAGGCGTACTCACTGCCCTGAAGGCGGTTGTGGACATGGGGAAGAGTTTGCCCGATGCAATACGTCCGGCTTGGTTGGATGATTTTTCAAGTGGAATTGATTCGTTCGACAAAAAAGTGCGGTCTGCGGCTGACGGGATGCGTGCCTATGGCTTCCGGCAGTTTAACAAAAAATTCTCTGATGGCTGGCAGGGGGTTGATAATTGGTTCGACAACAGAAAGAACAAACAAGCGGCTGAAGAATTGGGCGAGGATATTGGAAACGGGATTCTTCCGGGCATGAAAGCGAGCAAAGCCAGCAATGAATTCGCCAGTGCTATGAGCAAAGGAAGCGCAGCCGCTTACAGCATCGAAATCAATCGAGACCTTGGCGCCCAACTCTCCGCACAACAAAAGCAAGCCGATGCGCTGCTCCAGATCAAGGCGCTGGGAGACGAACAGAGAAAATTACTTCAAAAGATTGTCGATCAGGGCAAGAATCTTCCCGCCATCGGTGCAATTTAAATTTTAAAAATGCCATGCCGTAAATAACGCATGGCTTTAGTTTCAGTAACAGAGATTCAGGACTCACGAACTTCAAAGGTAGACAACCAGAATAACAGGCAGTATACGCGCGTCTTCGTTGTGGTGTTTGACTCGCCAGAAGACGGACAACTCGCCGCATTAACTGCCACGGATGTTCCCATTAGGGGAAGTACCTATGAGGATGTGGAAACCGGCTTAGCTGACACTGAAGCCACGATGCGGGACAAATCCGCTGAACAGGTCGATTCCACGGTTTGGAAAGTCACTTGCAACTATGACAGCACATTAGAGGCGAGTGAAAAGGACGGCGGCACTTCCGCCAGTGGTTCCAGTGATCCAACCAGTACGCCACCGGGGGGAACTGGCAGCAATTCAGACACAGCGCCAGACAGCAGAACGCCATCAATCACATTCGGAACCAAAACGGTAGAAGAAGTTTTCCGAACCGACTACACCACGCCGACCGCTTTGCCGATTTTGAATTCAGCCTCAATGCCGTATGATCCGCCCGAAATGGTGACACGGTATTTGCCAACTATCACCGTTACCACTTGGAAAAGCTCATGGGGGATTAGCAAGAAACTCACCTATGAAGGAACTACCAATGCGGCGACATACACGATTTTAGGATGGGATTTCCCCGCCAAATCGCTTGTTATCACCAAATACGACGCCAAATCTGCCAAAGACAGTTACGGCTATTACTGGGAAATCACGATTGAATTTCTGTACGATCCGGGCTTACACACCTTGCGTTTGCTCGATGCAGGTAGCTGGGAGGCTGTTGTAGAAGGCGCGGATACTTACTATGTCCGCATTTGCGACAAACTCGGCAACCCGCTTGACAAGCCCGTTCCTTTGGATGGAACCGGATTGAAAGCCGGACCAAACCTCACGGTTTATAACCTCTACCAAAAATATAAAATCACAGATTGGAGCGCAGGTTTAGTATGAGTTCACCTGACGGATATTTGCTTTCGCCATCCACGGCGCAAAAGGTTTCAGACCTCGTTAGCAGAACGGGCAGTTTTTCACCGGGTTACTCTAGTTCAGCTTCCCAACCCCTTATGTGCTGGGTGAAAGTGAACACAGCCGGAACGGTGGCGAGTGGAAACATTCAGAATTACGATTCGGTTGATGGCTGGGTGGATTTTGGCGATGTTTGGGTAATGGCTGAAACCAATCCCGGAACGGACAATGTTGCCACAGGTCGTTACCTTTGCCGGATGTCTGGCGACTATACCCATAGCAGCACAACACGCAGGCTTTGCATCGCCAGAACAGGAACGGGACCAACGGGCGCAACTGGTCCAGCCGCATTTTCGTACAGGACTGGTGGAAGTTCAGCAGTTCCAGGACTTGGAACAGGCAGCGGGATTATTCCCGGTTCGGCACGTTGTTACGGGTACAGAAACTCCGGCATTCTTGAGATTCAAACGGGATTATCTCCGGGCGGTTCAAACTCAATCATTGCAACGGTCACATTCGCACCGGCTTTCGTTTCGTTTCCCTATGTCGTGAGCATCACTCCAGCGAACGCTAACGCCGCCAAACTGACGAGCGCACAGATACCGTATGTTGATAATTGCGTGATGGTTGGCTCTACAGGTTGTGCCACTTCAACCACTTGGAAACTGATGAGCGGAACAACGGCACTTGCGGCAACCAGTGGCGTCATTTTCGGTTGGTATTTCATCGTTTGCGGTGAGTAAGTTTTTAAATTTTAAAAATGGGCATCGGTAAATATCAGATGCTCATTGAACAACAGATTTTTGACCGGCTAAGCACAGATACCACAATCAGCGGCTATGTCGGAAACCGAGTTTTCCCCTCGTTGCCTACTGAGGAAGACCCGCAACTCCCTTTCATTTGGTTCGTGCAAAGTTCTGTTCTTCCCTTTTACAGTCTCGGCGGCACGACTGGAACCACTCGGCAGGAATTTGAGATTCAGGTTTGGGCAGAGACTTTCCAACAGGCTGGGGACATCGCCGACGCTGTACGGGTAAGACTTGACAAGTTCAGCGGGGGAAACATCCAAGAGTGTTTCTTTGCTGGGATGAACTCGGATGAGAGCGAAGATTTGGGATGTTGCAAGGTTCTTGATTTCGTTTTTTTTTTTACAGGATGACAATGTAGTTCCGGTTTCGTCCGGGCTTCCTTCCGTAACCGTAAGGGCTGATGGTTTGTACTTTGGGGATCAACTCATTTCTCAAGAGGGATTGCAAGGCGAGCCAGGACCGGCGGGACCACAGGGATTAAAAGGCGAGCCGGGAGACGATGGTTTGCCGGGGACAGACGGGAACGATGGACAATCAGCCTACCAAATCGCCGTAGCCAATGGATTCGTAGGCAATGAAGCCGCTTGGCTTGCGTCCCTCGTGGGCGAGCCGGGCGGCGATGGGCAAGACGGCTTGGCAGGGACAGACGGGAACGATGGAACTTCCGCCACGATCACCGTAGGCACGGTTACCACTGGTTCGGCTGGATCTTCCGCCAGCGTAACCAATTCAGGCACAACATCGGCGGCGGTGTTCAATTTCACCATTCCACGAGGAAACACAGGAGCGCAGGGCATTCCCGGCAATGATGGCGCAGATGCCCCTTTTCCTTCTCAAACCGGCAACGCCCACAAATTCCTGACCACTGACGGAACCAATCCGGCTTTCGCTTTCGTCTCGTTGACGGATTCGGTGTCGGGGGTTTTGCCTGTTTCAAGTGGGGGGACAGGTGAAACAACTCTCGCCAACGCTTTTTACGCTGGTTCAAACGCCTTTGCCGTGGGTGTCTCCGCCTCACCAAATCAAAGCCTCATGCTCAATCCTGACGGGTTGACCGTGTTCGGGAATCCAAGCGTTGACGCGGGTTTAATCACTTCCATTTTGCCTGTCTCAAGTGGGGGAACAGGAGAGGACACAGCGCCAGCCGCTTTCCAAAGTCTGGCTGATTCTCACGCCAACAACCAGCCAGCAACGGAAAACATGCTTCTGTATGCGGCATCCACGGAAGGCGGGGTTTACACCAATTGGGGGAACCCAGACCTTACAGCGCCGAGTATCACCCTTTCGTCTGATGTGGCGGTTAAAACCCGTTCATCGACTTGGCAACTTTCGAGCGATAAACGCCTCAAAAAAGCCATCCGCAAGTATCGTTCAGGTCTGGCGGAGATTGAGAAGATTCGCACGGTTACCTTTGAGTATCGTCAAGGGGATTCAAAAAGATGCGTTGGTGTCATCGCGCAGGAGATTCAAGAGGTTTTGCCGGACACGGTTTCCACGAGGAAGGGGATGCTGCGGGGCAAAGAAACGGAACTTCTCGACTTTAACCCTCACGAGATCATTTTCACGCTGGTCAATGCCGTTCAAGAACTCAGCAAGGAAGTGAAGGAGTTGAAGGAGTTGAAGGCTAAATAGACCATATGAACAAATTACTGGTTGAATTGATTGAGGACATGGAAAAGGCATACGCCGAGAACAAGGACAAAATCAGTCTTCGTGATCGCGTCAGACGCTTGATTATCATCTCTGAATTGAGGGATTGGAACAGATCGGGCAAGTTTTCCCCATCCCTACAAATGGAATTTACGCAAGCCAAGCCTTGACCTTTCGTTTCAATCATCCTTCGCCTTGCATCAATGCCCTTCGCCTTAGTTTAATGCGAGAATTAGGCTTGCTCTTGCTCAAAGTCGAATCTGGCTGGTTGTCCGGCTTTGTCTTCAAACCTCGTCTTGAGCGATTACATTACATCTGTGACCTACACGAAGACGACCCTGAAGGAATGGCTGATTTGATGAGGGAAATTGAGGATGAGGTGAACGCAAAGCAGGGCATTTACTGGCGAATGGTGAACGGCGAATGTAAATAATCCATGACTCATGTTCAAATTTGCTTGATTGCTGGCGTGTCGATGAAATGGCTGGAACGAATGATCGGCAATAATTACCTGCCCCAAGGTGATTTGTCGCCTCATCTTGACCTGATTAAACAACTGGCGACTGAAGGCGTTCTAAAGCGCCAACCCATATTCATTCCCATTATCACCTACAAAAATAAATTTAGAGGCAGATCCAAGGCTAGCTAAACGACAAAAGCCAACCTTTTGAGGGGCTGGCTTTTGGCGTAAGCAAATCTCCACTTACTTAATATTATTTAGCGTCATTTTTTTAAATTTTAAAATCACAGCATTGCACGCTGTAAAAACTGGTCTGTCTTCATCAGTTTCTTGACAAACTTTGAACGCGCTTCGCTCTCGTCTGGAACGGTATGAATCCATCTGGCGAGCAACATGGGCAATTCCCGGTTTGTTTTCCAATGTTCGTCAAGATAGGCGTAAACGCTGGATGTGAATTGTTCTTTTTTGGTCATTGTTCCACCCACTTTCCCCCATCGAGTACAAATGTCACTCTCTCGCCTGCCCTGATTCGTCGGCAAATCTCAACAAGCTCAACAAGCTCATCAAGCTCATCATCTGTCGGTGTTGTGGGATTGCCCAACGCCTTTTCCTCTTCCATCGTCATTTCAATACCTCTCGTTTGTAAAAATCGTCTCTTTCGCGGGCGATTGCCAGAAACACATATCCAGCCGCCTCAAGATTCTCCGCATATGTCCGATTGGTGTTGTTTAATTCAACCAGACACGCATCAAACCAACGCGATTCCCAATCTATCACACTCTCATTCATTAAATCAATCTCCGGTTTCACTAACAAAAATAATTGTTACTATTGTAAAAGAGTGACAGATTTTAATTTTTATTAATCGTCACTCTTTTTAGGAAATTATGATGAATCCGAATATTGATTATGAGACGAAATACACTCTATACGGGCTGTGCAAAGCCTTGGGGCTAAACCCACAGGTAGCTTACGCGGCTGTCAAACGAGGGCATATCCCTGCGGCTGATTTCCCGTTCTGGGCGCCGAAGTATTATTCATATCCGCTGATGTTGGAGATTATTCCGAGACTGGAGATTATGGCTGAATTGCAAGAAAAAAGACAGCCCCGCAAAAGCGGGGCTGTCAAAAACAACACTGACACGAAAGGCACGATTTAATGAAAGAGACGACTAACAATTTACATAGTAAGGATTTTAACAAATCTCAAACGCTATCGCAATACGCACGGAAATATTATGAAAACGGATGGGCGCCAGTCGCCTATGAACAGGGCACAAAAGCGCCCAAAACACAAGGATGGCAGAATCTAAATTTTAAAAACCTTGGTGATGATTACCTGAATGACAAATTCCCAGAGGGGTTTAACAACAATGTCGGGCTGGTTCTGGGGGTGAACTCATCCGGTTTGGTTGATGTGGATTGTGACTGTGAAGAGGCTGTTTTAGTCGCTGAAATGTTTCTGCCAACAACCCGCATGAAGCACGGGAGAGGCGGGAAAACAACACATTACTGGTATCGAGTGACCGACCAGCCGGGCGCATCAAAGAAGTTCACCCTGTCCGGTTCTCTCGTGGAATTGCGATCTACAGGCGGGCAAACGATGGTTCCGCCGAGCGTTCATCCCAACGGCGAGCGCATTGAATGGCACGGGGATTTGAACCCCAAAGAAATTTCATGGGCTGAACTGTCCCGAGCGGTGGCGACATTAGCGAGCGTTTGCGCGTTGACGAGGTTTTGGAGGGCTGGAATCCGGCATGACGCCGCTTTGGCTCTCTCCGGCGGTTTAATGCGGGCTGGTTGGGCGTTGGAGGACATTGAATCATTTGTTCACGGTGTTTGTATCGCTGCGGATGACGGTGATGTGGCGGATCGGCTGGGATGTGTGGCGGCGACATTTAGGGGCGGTGATGGGAAAACGACCGGGTTTCCCCGTTTGGCTGAACTCGTTGGCAATGAGTTTGTTTCCCGGCTGTTGGACTGGCTGGGGATAGGGGCTGAACCCATTGATTACAGCCGGTTGTCGGAGGTGATGGCGAAGCCTGCGCAGGAAAAACCCAAATTCACATGGTCAAATTTCCGTGAGCTACGCCGCATGAGTTTCAAACTCGATTGGTTTATTGAGGATTTGTTCCCGATGGGCAGCATGAACATTTGGGCGGGCGAATCCAAAATCGGCAAAACCACAATCCTAATGCAACTGGCAGAACATACCCGCCGAGAATCAACCATTTGGGGAAAGCGTGTTCACAAAAAGCCGATTTACATTCTCGATTACGAAATGGGTCCGTTCGGCTCATGCCATTTCGCCAATGTCCTGCCGTTCTCGGAAGAGGTGGACGAGGAAATTCATTACGCCAGCAAAATTGACCATGAGGGATATCACGGGCATGTCCTGCCCAAAACCCTTAGCGTCGAATGGCTGGAAGAACAGTTTCGCGGACTGCCCCCGTCTGTCCTCGTGGTTGATTCCATGAGGCGGGCGTTCGGCATGGCTGACAATGCGGTAGAGGATTGGGAGAACAAAGCGTCGTATGTGAACCAACTCCTGACACCGTTGCGGGATTGGGTGGGGAAGAACGGTCATTGCCTGATTATGATCCACCACACGAACAAGATGGGAAAAGTGTCGGGTTCGGGTGACATCGTGACGGCGACGGACAACACATACGAGTTCAGCCGAAACAAACTGACCAATGTTTACGCCATTGAAGGACGCGGGAGGTATGTTCGTCAGTTTTACCAGACCCTACGCAAGCAGGTCATTGGAGGAGTGGAGCAATTGCGGTTTGATTTGGAGTATTCCGAACGGGCACGCAAGGCTGAAGAACTCCGGGGGTATCTCCTGAAAACCATTCTCTTTCTCACAGAGAAAAGGACACGAACGGAGTTACTGGAGCATTTGGACATTACCCTGAAGCAGTTTCAAAGGATTGACCCGATTGGATGGTTGAAACAACGCGGGGCGGTTGCAACTACCCTCGGTTCGAGTGGTGGGTATGAACTGACACCTGTTTTAGAGGGTAAACCGTCAGCCTATGTGAACCTCTGGTTAGACCAGAAAATGACGGTTTAATATTAGTCCCCCTTAAAGAATCAGGAAAAGGATACTATTCAATCTCATCTCTTTACCGGGGTGAGGACAGGGGGGGGGAGAGACTAAGGTCTCTCTCCCCATGTCCCCGCATCCACCAATTTTTAAAAACCATTATTAACAACACATTCAATCGAACTATTGATTCAATCGTTTCGGTTTTGATCGATGCCGGGATGAATTTTTAACCTAGGTCCCTGCGGCGTGAACAACCCACGGTTTACCCCCTAAAAAGATTTTTCCGAAAAAACTCTTTCACCCCTTAAAATCGCTCCGCGATTTTAATAGTTTTAATTTCATAATCAGATTGGAAACTATCTTCATTTCTTCGTTGACATAAAAACCCCATCGGTTACATTACTCGTCTGCAGCCAACGAAAACCATTCGGTAGGTATGGTTGGGATGCGGCAAAAGAGGTTAAACGCCAATGTGGCGTTTAACCTCGCCATGACCTTGGAACGGTCTGATGGCGCGGTTAGACGGTGGCAGGTGCATCACCTGCTATAGCGAGCGAATACCCGCGAGAGTCTCGCGGCACGCTTCCTCTAGCCAAACCGTGAGGATCGTTTCGAGAGGGAGGGCGAATGGGCTGAAGCGTTGGTTTTGTTTGGGGAGTAGGGCTATGAAGGTCGTTTTGAATACCGTTAGTGACCGTCACGCGAAGATCGCCGCCGAGACTGTGAAGCACTTGGAGCGTCTTTATCCCGACGCTTCAGAGGCGACGGTGAAGAGTACGGACAAATTGCGTCTGTCCATCGATTTGGATCGCCCGGCTGGGAGTCTGCATTTTGGAGGTTCAGGGGGCGACATTGAGAAATGGAACAAAAACCTCTCCTTGAGCAACATCCAAAAGGAGAACCTGTTCGACTACGATAAACAGGCATGGATCGAAAAAGTCGTTGAGGGATTGCTCGTCCAGCCGAACGGGGAAACGGAACGAGTCAAAATCCGTCTCGAATCGCTCTCTGACGGTCCTCAATATTTCAAATCCGACTGGAACCACATCGAGGGTATTCTTGGTTCGTATCCCTCGTTTTGCGATGTGCTGAACGAAGGAACAGCTTTCTACTCTCAACACAGAGGAACAGGCGCTCACGATGTGAATCCCTATGCCTATAACCATCTCGGCAAAATCATGGTAAGTCTGGGTTTTGATGTCGCCCCATTGGTTGCGGGTAATGTGTTGTTGCTCAAAATGGATTTGAGACAGGCGTCATACATCAGCCCCAGCCGCCATTGTGGTGTGTTCGTCGATTTTCCTCTACTCGCCAAGAAACGAGTGATTTTCACCTTCAAGAAAACGAAGTAATCGGAATTCACCACGAGGGCAAGGCTAGCCTTGCCCTCGTGTTTTGCTCTTTTAATATTCTCACTGAGGTAAAATTATGGTTCGCTTAAAAGAGACTAATCCTCTTTTTCAGCTTTGTACTCATATCGAAACGCAATTCATGCTCAGAGTGGTGAATCCAATAGCCATTTTGTTTGTTTCCAATCCGAATTATCCTGAGAATGTTGACATTACTTTTGATTTTGGAGTTTCCAGAAATCTTTGCTCTGCAAATTGGGACAGAAGAGCTTTAAGCGGGCTTTTTTATGTTTTGAGTTGCCGAACAAATCGCATTGCTTGTGATGATGTGTTGTGGGAAATGCATAGGAATTTTGCATTCTTGGCTCACCGATTTTCTGGAGAAGGCGTCAACCCTCACAAATACCACCAAGCTCCTCGCAAAAAATAGGTGCGTTCCCGATTGAAAGAATCGGAGCAGGCAGAAGGGAGCCAAACGGCTTCCCTCTGCCATTCAGTTTGCATTAATGCTCAATCAATTGGCGTCACTTCTGTGGGATCGGTAAAAGGTTCTGGTTGGGAATTATCATCCCATTGAACCTTATAGGACACGGCAGGACCAAACATAGCCCCCGGATTTAGATCAACACTCTCAATCGTTCCCGTCAGCCATTTGGTCAGATGCCGGACACGTTGCCCGACCTCCAGTAATACCAACATTTCATCCAT